TCGCCTGCCGCCGCTTAGCGTGGGTATTGTTCCCGCTGGTAACAAACCGTACTCGACAGGATTGGGTGCAGGTTGGCCCGTGCGCCGTGCAATCTCGGCTTCGATGTTGTATCGGCCAGTTGATCCCTCTTGAGTGAGCGGGGTCAAGGCTACGCCTTTTCGGTTCTTGGCTTCGTCATATGCCAGCTTGCCAAGCAAGCCTGCTGCTCCGATAGCACCTAAATCACCCAACCCAAGACCGCCGCCCTGTCCTCCGCCAAATAAACCGCCCAAACTGCCAAGGCCGCTGCCTTGTCGCACTGGGCCAGACGTCTTGCCCTTCAGGAAGTCTTCTATCAGACCAAGACGGCTTTGTCCCGGCGTACCACTTCCACCCAGTATTGCAGGCAGATTGAAGCCGCCTGTAGCACCTACTAGGCCGCTTTGTTGAAGCTGAGCAAGAACCTGTTCTGGCGACAATCCTTGAGCTAATCCTTGTTCGATAATGGCAGCCAATTCTGGATCTTTGGCAAGTTCACCTAAATCTACACCGCGCTCAAATGCCGATCCTTGCGTCCCATAGTTGGTTAAGCCAGTAGCGTCACCAATGCCGCCCAAGAAATCCCCTAAACGGCCAAAGCGACCAACATTATCGGCACCACCACCGCTTATAAGCCCAGCAATACCTCCGCTTGCGCCACTGGTACCGCCTAAGAAATCTCCCAAGCGACCAAATCTGCCTATGTTATCTGCGCCGCCACCGCTTATAAGCCCAGCAATACCTCTGCCTGCGCCACCCAAAGATTTACCTACGTTGCCTAAAAAGCCAACCCCATCCGCGCCTTTCGTAAAAAACTCTCCGATCTTGCCAAGAGAGCCAAGACCCTTGCTCGCTGAAGCGGCAGCACCAGCAGCACCAGCAGCGCCACCAGCAGCATCAGCGCCCGGTATGGGTGCAAAAGCAGCAGCGAGAGCTAAGGGACTTGCCCTGCCCTTAGCCACGTCATAAACCGTGAATGCTTTGTTTGCCATTGCCGCTAACGGTTGCCAAGGGCCGGGTATGAACTGAGCCACCGATGCAATCGGCTTGATTACCTTCTTTGCAACCTTCTTGACGCTTTTCCACGTCTTTTTGAGCCAACCGAATTCTTCTAGCCCCGTAATTGGGTTGAGACTTGCGATACCCGCGCCAACAACAGTCGCCTGCGGGTCTACGTCTATTTCCATCAAACGCTTTTCGACAGCAGCCTCAAACTCTGGATCTTCCATTGACTCAGGCGGCAAAACGATTTCGCCGTTGCGAAGGTGCGCCAACGTGACATCGCCACCCCGACCAGCTTGAGAAAGCTGAACAGCAAGGTCTGCCATAGGAGCGTTAGAGCCAACTTCAGCAGCGTCTATCAAGCCGTCGATGTACGCTATTTCGCCTTCATCTTCGGCTTCTCCACGAGCCATCATCAGCTCGTTAATCGTGTTTTCTAAGTCTTGGTTTGGGTTCCCAGAGCCTGACATGTCAGGGATTCCCATCCCCATGCTTTCCGATTCATCAAGACCTTCAACAGCGCCTTCTAGCAAGTCCGCCTCAAGACCAGTAAGGGGGCCGGGAGTATCGACCTCACCGCCCTCTGCGTATTGCTCAACACCTATCGGCATATCAGCGCCAATCAGGTTTTGAATTCGACTCTGTAGCATTGCATCCATTACGGTGTACTCACGGTTACAGCCCCAACGCCAGCGGTGATCGCCAGTCCCGTTGGGTAAGTTTGATGGCCGTACAGGTCTCTGAACACAGTGCCGTCAAACGCTTGATGTATTTGGTTTGTAGTATTGAAGATTATACTACCCGTTGCAAACTGAAGCTCGCTTATCTGGGTGGCATTAAAATGCGGAGAAATCGTGTAATCCACCGCCCCAAGGTTTAATTCTAGGATACGAACCAGCCGATTAAACGTGTCTGAGCTGACAGAATCGCCCTGAGAAAAGGGCAATTGGGTCTGAAGCAGCCTGCTCATGCACGTCTGCCGCTAGGCTGGATGTCGATTCGGGTAGAACCAAGCCTCCACTTATATCCCTTCTGCTCAGTAGCCGTGTTGTCATCGTCACTCTCAAACCGAAAAGCTACCTGACGCGCCCTAGTCCGCACATTGCTGAATGTGGTTGTCGGTGTGACTTGAGTTGTGGAGTCGGTTGTTAAGCTCTGGCCGGGGTAATCTCTGCTTTTGAGCACAATGTTCATAGCAGGATCTACGCTCACACCTGTCTCAGTGACAAACTTCATGTCTGGAATAATTTGCTTAACAAAGGTAAACGAATCGCCAGATGAGATATCCAAGTCGGCGCTCTCGATGAAAACGCCAGTCATAGCGTCTTCATAATCGTCAAAGCCCGTTTCGTGCTCAAACACGCACTGCTGAGAGCTTGTGGTTGCTGTGGCGTAAGGCAGATCCTCGATGCCTGCATCAAGCCATGCGTAACGCGCCAAGCTACCCACAGACCAATGGTTTTCTTCGTAGTTGTAGATGACGTATCGGCTAATCTCTCCCGTGCCGTCTTCGATGCTCGGATAAAAAAACCATATCTCGCTGAACTCAGTGTTACTGCCCATGTGACACTTGAACGCTTGATCTAGGTCTATGTCTTCAAAAACGTACTCTTGCACCGTGCAAGGCAGGCGCTTAACCGAGCCGCTGTAGAAGTAAAAGCCAGTTTTGCTGGCATAAAACACGCCGTTTGGCGCATTCACAGCCGCCTTAGGGGAAAGTAGCCCAGAACCCTCGTTGATCAAGTTGATCGCAAAGGTGAGTGGAGGCCCGATAAAGCTCATGCTGTACAGGCTGGTGTCGGTGAATATCAAGATTTCTTGACGAGACTTGATCCCCCCAACGATGAATGAACCAGAAGATAATCTCAAAGAACCCGCCGTATTCGTGGCTGTAGGCTCAAAGTCCAACTCATTCTCTTGATCGGAAAACGCCACCAACATGGGGTCAATTACGCCAGTCCTGCTGCTACCTGATATCGGATCTGCGCCAAGAACCACCAAATGGCGGTCAGTCTCTGAAGTGATGACCTGAAGCGCCACAGTTGGCACTAAGTTGGCACCAGTGACACCAGAAAGCTCAAGCGCCCTCACACCAGTTCCGTTGTTTTCAACCCAGCGATATATGCCTGCGCCGCGAGGGTTAATAATCAGGTTCTCGCCGTAGTTGTCGTGCGTCCACAAGCGGAGCTGGTTTATTGCGCTGATCGGTGATGCAGAGCCAAAGCCGCCAGAACCCCATGTATTTAAGCCCCAACCAGTCGATTTCAGGAAAGTGTCTAGTCCAGTGTTGATTTGGTAAACACCGACCACGCTGGAGCCACCATTTCCACTGTCTGATGCGTTGGCCGTAACCGTTGCGCCAGACGTGTCTTTGGCGGTTATTGTGTAAGCGTTGACCGAGGTGACAAGGTCGATTTGATATTCTTGGTTCAAAACGTCTGCGGTTATCAACCCGCCAAGGGAAGCCGCTCCGCTGAACGTCACAAAGTCCCCATTTACCGCGCCGTGCGAGGTATCGGTGACTGTAATCGTTGAAGAGCCATTGGTTGCGCCGAAAGTGACATCACCAGCAGACGTGGTCGCCCTTATAGGTGTTATGTCGTAATAGGTGCCGCCCTCTTCGATGTAATACTTGAACGTAGAACCGACACCAAGGTATCGAACCCCGCCAAGGCTTATCCAAGCATGTAGAGCACGACCAGTGCCAAGGTAGTTGCTTGCGCCGAGCTTTTGCCAGCCACCTACCTTTTCGACACGACCCTTTCTGAATCTTACGAGGTTACCGTCTACCCAGCCGCCTTTAGCCGAGTAGTCGGTGCCTTCCTTGTCGATGCCCGGTTGAAAATCTAGTGTTTGTAGTGGCATAAGCCATTACGCCAACCGAATAATCGCGCCGGTAGCCGTTGGGCTAGGAAATACAATGGTGAAATCGCCAGCCGTGCTGGTTTTATCGCCACCAAAATCGATCACTGCACACGCTTTATCCGACTGTGTGTCGTTGTAGATCATGCACCCACGCGCCGTGACAGTGGCTGTGCCAAATGTCAGGTCAGCAAAGTCGCATACCGCAGTCGTGCCAGAAGTTGTTGGTGTCACCGACGTAAGCGTATTGCCGCCAGACGTGTAGTTGGTTCCACTGGCTTGACCTGTGGTCGTGAATGCAGTCGTAGCAGCGCCCAAGGTCGCACTAGACGTGTAAAGCGCAAGCTTAAAAGCGTTGCCGCTTGAAGCGGTAAAGTTATGAGTTCCGACCAAAAGCTCCTGCTTGAAGCTAGTGGGAATTGCGGAAGTGATGGCCATATCAAATCTCCTTGATTATTTTTGCCATGTCTTCATGCCCCTGAGACGCAAGTAAACCACGAATCGTAACTCGGTCAGAAGCAATAGCGTTCTTCATCCCCATCAATATTAGAGTATAAACTTGGTTGCGGAAAGCCTCCGCTTGCAAACGAATATGCGGTTCAGCTTCCTCTGATATCCCTAAAATCTTCCTAGTAGTCTCTTGCGCCCAAAATTCTGCTTCATGACCACGGTTTTCAGTGGTTGAAACCATAACCTGACCGACTTGAAAAACACCCCGTGACATAGCTACCCCTTATACGGTTCTGGCGATGACGGCAGTTCTACCGTCTCTAAATTATGCTTTTTAACCATCTGCGCCAGCTCTGAACGATTGCAGACCACCCATTCACCCTCTGGGTTTGGCATTGCTACCTTTGGATTCGGCAAGCGATGGTAGCCGTACAGCCTGTCCTGAAGGTCTACGTTCTGATCGAGTAGGGACGATCTTGGGCTTACACCAACCTTGATCCCAATAGCAATCATCTTGCAAATCCAGAACTCAAGGCAGGCTCTGCCAGCCTCTGCAAAATGCAGGTTGTTTTTATAGCTGAAGTCCATGCCAAACAAGTCGATTTCACCCACCTTGTTCCACGCGGCAAAGGCTAGGGCATAAGCCACAGTGGTATTCATGTAAGCGCAGCGTTGGTCTTTGATAACCTCTTCAAGCGGGTATTCAACCAACGCAGGTACGCGCTCATCCAATTCGCAAGTATAGATAGGCTTGTCAAACGTGGGCAGTAGCTTACGCATCACCTCGGTTTGATTTCCTGCATCGTCGGTATCTAAAAACCGACTGGCGGGATCGAGCATGAACACGCGATCACAGTCGAAAACCGACAAGGCTGAGTTGATTACCCAAACTTCGTCCCATTCGACGCTGTTCTCTTTTCCGATTACATAGTCGATCTGGGAGGCTCCCAGACCGATAATTGCTATTTTCTTGCCTTCAAGTTCTTTGATTGGTTCCAATTAGGTTACCCCTGTACGCAATAAGTCATATCGATACTCGTCTCGGGTTCCACGGCCTTCGCTCAGATTCTTCATCCGAGAGACGCCTTCCTTGAACCGAGCCTCGAAGTTGGCTATCACGTCAGGAGCTTCTTTTAGGAACACAGCAGCCTCTACCAAGGTGCCGTAAAGCAAGGGATCAGGGTGATCCGTTGATAGAACTGTAGTGCCTGAGTCGCCACCAACCGTCAAAGACGCTGGTTTGTACAGGTAATGCAGCTCTACCGTATAACCAGAATCTGGTACAGGCGACAGCTCAAAGGCTGTTTGGTCAAACAATGAGTAATACTTGGGCCTTCCAGTCGTTGTCGTGGTGGGGCTGTATTCCTTAATGAATGACGGATGCTTGAAATCCAGATAATGGTACTTGTTGTTGCTATCAATAACCGCCAATGAAAACGGAGCAAAGTAGTCGCTTGGCGTAGCCAAGAAACGGTTGCTTGTTGACAACGTACCTTGCACGTTCTTTCTTTGCTCTGGTAGCTGAACCATCTTAAAGATTCGGCTCTCAGCCTCTTTGATAAACGTGTTCAGGTTGTTGTTGAACGTAGTCTCATTAACCTGCAAGTAATCTTGCACAGTCGATTTTAGCGTTGCCAGTGTGAAGCTCATGACGTTGTTACCTCCACAGTGCCAACACTACAGGTTATTCCAAAAGTTTGCAAAGTTGTGCCCAATTTACCATTTCCAACATTGGTGTATACGGTAAAGAAATTGTTGTCGTTACCGTTGGCCGCTTGATCTGGTCGAGTGATCTGCAATGCCTGCGGATCAATGGGCGTTGGCCGAGGCATGAGCTGCGGATGCTTTGGCGACCACTGGTCTGGGCCTACCAACAAGCCATCCCACGTCATTTTCATGTCACGCAGACGATAGCGAAAGCCTGTGATGTCACAGATGCCGTAGGCTCGTTTGTTGGATGCGTAAGCCATTAGCCTAAGTTATACCCGCGTAGATCAGGGGCAACCCTGAACGACACTCTGTCTTGGTCTTGGCTCAACGCCCTTTCAAACTCTTCTTCGTAAAGCTGCTTGAGCATAGCAACCTTTTCAGGTGCTCTCTTCAAAGCTATGTAGTACGCAAGACCAGCCGCCAAGCAGGGATAAAACCGAAACGGCACTTGCAGCGTGTTTGCTCCAGCGTCTGCGTCATCCATTCGGCTAAGCACGTTCAGGTACAAATCGTACTTAGATGTCTGATCTGGTGCAGGCCAAACCGTGATGCTTGGGTTGATCTGCTTGTCTACGAAATACTGATTAGGCTTGCCAGTGCTGGTCTTGGTTGACAGGTTCGCATACTCAGACCGAGACATGCGGGTCAAAGGAACGTCCGTTGACACTCCGCCCATTGTCTCCCTGATGAAGACATCAAGCACGTCGATTGTTGCGGTTGGGTTGGTCGTGTCAATTGTATAAGAGGTCGTGTCTTTGACCATCGGCAACGTCTTTTGGTTGATCGTCCACTGATTCAAACCACGGTTTGCCCACTCAGCGAGCATCAGGTTAAGGGATCGATTGGCCGTCTTTAGGTCATAGCCCGTGCGAAGCTCTAAGCCGCAACGCTCAAAAGCTTCTTCAACGTAGTCTGCTACGTCTAACTCGAAATCTTTACTTCCGCTTACCGCCATCTTTTTTACCTGCGTAGAGGTTGTCAAAAACCTGATTCACGTCAAGCGTATAGTCTAAATCACTTTTTGAGTAGTGGATATGTTGGCTTGGCTTGAAGTCAGGTGCGCCCTCGCCAGTTTCAAACCAAGCAGGATGTGTTACCCGCACTCTATTATTCGGCAACGCAACGATATTTCCAGTCCACTTCCCAGCATCGAGCAGCTCTAAAACATGACTCTGCTTGTGCTGTGCAGGATCATCGGCAATCTCGTTTTCTGCGTAGTCTACCGTGAAGTAATACTTAGCTGGATAAAACTCGCCATCAATTTTTGCAAGCCAAGGTGTTGGCGTGGCTCGATCTAAGACGTAAACCGCGTGGTGGTGCGAGCTGCAATCCCAAGGCTGCGCTGCCCATACTGGCATAGGCTCGGGCCACTCATCAAAGGGCGTATCAGCAACCAGAGCCGTAATCGGCATCCTAGCCCACATAGCCCCGCCATGTACGTTTGGCTCGTCATCATCATCATACGTCTCAGCGCCCGTGAAGATTATCTGAAACGACAAGCAGCGAGTTGGCATCGTCGTGACAGCAATAGCCATCGCGTGAACAAACTCGCCGTGATACTTCTCGTGATTGTGCGTGTATTCCTTCCGCACCCAGCACTTAAAGTGTGGGATATTGCTCTGAAGGTAAGCCACTAGCTGCGGCCATATAGACCACTGTTATTGCTAGAAGGCTTTCTCATGCCGCCTTTAGCTGCGCCGCCTTTTGCATAGCCCTTAGTCTTCATGGCACCGCCTTTTGCATAGCCCTTAGTCTTCATGGCTGAGCCGCCCTTTTTCATGCCCGAAGGCATTTTCATGCCTTTCTTGCCGCCCATTGCGCCG